TTCGGTTACACGTTTTATTTTTTTTTTTACATGCTTTTTTAGCAAGTGTAAGAGGTTTGCTCCCTTTTTTACAGTCTTGTAAGATGTGATAATCTATGACGCTTGATGGGCCACCAGTTAATGTACTTCCAAGACGGGCAAGTCCCCATGATTCTGGTGTCTGATTTGGACGTGACCCACTTGAATAATATGCGCCACGCCCTTTATTTACTATTTTATTCAACACCTCAACCGGACAGCCGGTATGCTTTGATAACGTAGGAGATGGAGTTAAACTATCTACATTATACATACGTTTAGCATTTATAACGTGTCCTGAAGGTTTCGATACAAATGAAGACAAATTCTCACGTTTTATATATTTCCCTTTTTTATACTCATTTGTTGAGTGTTTCAAATTTTTTGATTGTATGATTCTATCTGAATATGAAAGAGATTTAGGAATGTAGTTTGACGGAAAATCGTTCATATATATAATAATAATATAAAGATATTATATATATATATATTTATATTAATGGCTACTCCATTAAATTCCACAACTTACCCTGTATTAAACGAAGGAATACTTAGTATTTTAAAGGGTGGTAAGAGAGCGATTATTAGTATTTATACTAACGCAGAAGGGACTACACCAGCAACCGATACTCACGGTGATATCATTAATCGCAGGGTATTATCAGCATCTTTTACCAAGTCTTACACAGATAAGGATGGAAAAACAGTTAACCCATATGTTACTATTAAGTTAGAAAAATCAACATTTGTTGATTATTTTACTTCAAAAGACTATGAAGAAGATCATTGGTTTGTTATTGGAGGTGAAGAAGTCCCAAAGAAAACATTCTAAATTTTAAAATTGAATAAAATTGTTTAGTTTACACCTTCGGACATTTAAAATGGGACAAAAAATCCCAAAATAAAAAATCAAAAATGTAAAATCAATAGTAGGAGTTTCACCTACGATGGTCTAACTTTTTCCACTTCTTCTTTTGTATTGGAAGTGGTGAAAGACGAAATTTGGAAACACGCAGGGCGTTCTTGCCTATCAATCCAGCACTTTGTTAAGTTCATTATGTTGATTGCTGAATTTGCGTCTCTTGTCTTGAATACGGGTTGTTAGACGAATTACACTATTATCACAAGTTGTAAAGCATTTTCATATGAAAGATAATAAATAAAATGTGTTATTTATTGTCAGTAAAGTAAATGAATAAGAAACCACAATTTATTAATGCTTTTATTGAAATACCTATGCAACTAACACATAATAATGAAATAAACCCTGTAACAGAATACATGAAAATCCGCTTTGAATCTCTAGCTAAATTACCAAAAAAAAAACCGGAACCTTTCCAAAATTATTTTCAAAAAAACATACAAGCCGCAATGAATGAAGTGATGAATTCATATGAGAAGGAACCAGAACCAGAACCAGAACCAGAACCAGAACCAGAACCAGAACCAGAACCAGAACCAGAACCAGAACCAGAACGTTCCGTACAGACTGATCCAAACCAAGAATTAATGTTTCTCACAGATGAAGAATGGAACAGACAACCTAAATTCAAACCATCGAATAACCACACTTTTAAATGTTATAAAAAAAAGGCAGATGCAACTAAGCAATCTACGCATAATAAGACACAAAAACAAAGGGTTTATGCCTAATTCATTGAATGTGGTCGTTGATTGGATGTGATTTTTAGTGGAGCAGGAATGATTAAAGGGGTACGTTCTATAATATTCAATGATTGTAACGTTTTAGGCTTGTTTTCAATAGGTACAATAGGTGTAACCAAATTGGTTGAACCAATACCAAACAGTTGTGACTCAATGTCGCAAGCGTTTTTAGACAAACTGTGATTTGCTATACGGCCCATCAACAAACCATTACCCCCAAAATGAGTAGTAGCAGCTTCAGTTGAGTCAGGTAACGTCATATGGTCAATTGCGTGTAAATATGCTTTACTTTCTTCTTTATAATCAGCCATATTATTTCTATTTCGTGTAGAAGACATTGTTTATTTGTATATATTTAGATTTTTTTTCGTATTAAATGTTAAATACTAATAGTGTAATTTCGTTACTAATCTTTGGTACTGTGGATTGGTTTCATCAAATATATCAGGTTCTTTCATAAAACTTTCAAGGCAATGTAAAAAAACATCTAAATAATCATATCCAAGTAAAACTGTCATGCCAATTTCAGGGTTAGTTGATAACATAAATCCCGCTGCTTTTTCATATAATCTCATAAATAATGGGGAGTTGCGAGTTTTCTCATATGTATTGTCCATGAATTGCTGAACTGCTTGTTCGTCATACATCATTTCATCACGACTTTCCATATCTATAGTAGGGTCATCACAGTGGGTTGGATAGTTGGATATATCCATCCCACATACATTGCGAAACACAGCACGATATTCTTCATTTGTAGCATACATAATACAAATGAATATACATATATATCTATACTATTTACATATCTTTTGCATTTTATACGGTCGGGAAATACTCCCAGTCTAAATCCTGACATACTTTCTTCCAAATCATATCTTGTTCCAATTGTTTTTCACGGTCCTTCATCATAGGTATGTAGGGTAAATATTGTGTTTGATCTAACAAATTACACAATTGATACAATGTATATGTGTAATTAAAAAAATTGGTGCGATTAGGTGGGCAATGAACAGCCCATGGTTTTTGTATTTCAATAAACAATACACATAGGGTTTCATGTAGTTCATCGTTCATGACCGGCGGTTTGATACCAAATAATGAATTAATATATTGGATATGCTCAAAGTATTTGTTCAGTCCAAGTTTTCGGAGAATATCACGCATTTTGTTATAGTTTAATGTAGAAACGTCTTGAATACGTTCCTTTTTAATACGTGCTTTAATTGCACTCATAACTTCATCCGGAATTTGTGTAGTTTCTTTTGCTTGGAACTGAGACAAAATTTCTTTGAAATGGTTTAATCGTATATACGCAGTATAAGATACTTCATTTGGCGGGTCGTTATTGTTAGATTTAGCGCTATCTACAATATACGTGACAAACTTACTACATTTTTCATTGTTACATATCATTATTCCCTCATCGTCTTGTGGTATTAGTTCCCCCTCCCTACAATACATACACATATCAGAATGAATAATAAAATCTTTTATATTAGTGATATCATTGCGCACATTTCTCCAGTATTTTATATAATATTGCCTGGATTGTAAATATTTATTATTGTGAATATCGTGTTCGTCTGAGGTTGTCGTCTTTATCTTAAAAAAGGTTTGTATAGCTTCATCGTGTTGACTTGGTTTTTCAATGTTATTAATATCTTTTTTCTGCTCAAAGTAATCAAATATATACTTAGAATTGTCAAGGTAATATTTCTTTTTCTCACTTTTAATTCGTATAATTTCTTGTTGGATACTCTTAATTTGGTCTTTGTATTGAATCATAGTATCAACATTTGATGTCGGCAAATGGCGTAACTTATTTTTCAATGTTTCTTTATCATTTTCTAATGTAGGTATTGTTTCTGTTTCATATTGTTGAAATTTTTCTAACATATTTGTATGATTCTCGTCAATTGTATGTATGATGCGTTGAGTTACATTCATTATTTTTGTAATATATATATTTAATAATAAAGACGTCATATTTATTACCATTTTTATGAATTAAACTTTATGATATGATTCAAACCGTATGTAATGTGTAAATGGTATTCAATTGAATATGTAAACCACTATGAAAACGCAGTAAAAAATACAAATAATAACTACAAAAATATTTAGAAATAGTGTAAATACTAATATGTATAGTGTGTAAAAAATGAACGTCAAGCTTTTGTATAAGGTATTTATTACATTCTTGATGTGCATCATTATACCACAATATGATGGTTTTTTTAATAGTGTATTACGTCATCGACGAGAACAAGTAATACAAATAGGGTTTATACATGGTTCTCAAATACATAACGAGTTTTATCAACCATTTTTAGAGACTTTACAAAATGAATTAAGAATAACTGTTAATATAACGTATTTACCATATTTACCGCAAAAATTAGAAAATAATACAATTATAATAGGACATTCATTTGGTGGTTTTTTTGGATTGCTATATTGTATAATGGATAAATCAAATAGTATTAATAATGTGAAAGGGTGTATCCTCATAAATAGCCATTTTAATGAGAGATATAAAATGCCTTATATTGGGATAAAACAAAATAACCTAAGAATACCGGTCCTCACATTACTTAATACGGATGATGATAAGTTACCAATAGATAAGGCTTTAGATGATTATTACTTATCTATAAAAAGAGAGGATACGAATAAAATGTTTATTGTTAATCCAGGTAATCACACATCAACATTTGTAGATGAAAATGAAATGAAAATTATATGTAGACAAATAAAGGATTTTCTTTCACAACATAAACTGTATTAGGATAATAATTACAAACTATACAGTATACAAAATGATACCGACAAAAAATATGTTATTGTGTAAAATGTAAACACCCATGCGTAAAAAGTATGTATAAAGACTATAATCTATTTGTATAGTGTTTTTATTATGTCAAATATTAATCCCACAACAAAAGAAGTTGTATTGAACGATACAACCGCACATTTTGAAAACATAACCAAGAAACAATATCAAAAATTATTATTTATTTCAAATACGTTAGATAATGGATGGACTGTAAAGAAGGAATCAAATAAATATGTATTTACAAAGAAACACGGAAATAACAAAGAGGTTTATCAAGAACATTATTTAGAAGAGTTTATTTTGGAAAATAACAATGGTTCATTGCTATAATGTTGAAAGCCATATTTCATAATACATTTATTTTGTAGTCAATCATACATACTGGGTACTATGTATGATATATATGTCTTATATGTATGATATATATGTCTTATATGTCTTATATATGTCTTATATATTTAGGGAATTCATAAGTATTTTCATCGAAAAAAACACTATTAGAAGTATAAAAACAAAATAAATACTTTTCTGCCAAATTAATATCTTTCTATATGATATAAAATAATATGGCTGGTGGTCTTATGCAACTAGTCGCCTACGGCGCACAAGATGTTTTCCTTACTGGAACCCCTGAGATTACTTTTTGGAAGGTCTCTTATAGACGTCATACCAACTTTGCAATGGAATCCATTGAACAAACCTTCTCTGGACAAGCTGATTTTGGTCGTCGTGTAACATGTACCATCAGTAGAAATGGTGATCTTGCTTACAGAACTTACTTACAAGTAACTCTTCCTGAAATCAACCAAGAAATGAATGCTTCTGGTGATGTATATGCACGCTGGTTAGACTTTATCGGTGAACAATTAGTTGCTCAAGTAGAGATTGAAATTGGAGGTCAAAGAATCGACCGTCAATACGGTGACTGGATGCATATCTGGAATCAATTAACTCTTTCAAAAGAACAACAAAGTGGTTACCATAAAATGATTGGAAATACTACTCAATTAACCTATATCACTGACCCTAATTTTGCTAATGTATCCGGTCCTTGTGCTTCTGCTACTGCTCCTAACCAAGTATGTGCTCCAAGAAACGCACTTCCAGAAACCACTCTTTACGTTCCTTTAATGTTCTGGTATTGTAGAAACCCTGGACTTGCTCTTCCATTAATTGCACTTCAATATCATGAAGTTAAAATCAACATTGATTTCAGACCTATTGGTGAATGTTTATGGGCTGTATCCGAATTAAGTTCTGCAAGCGGTAGTGCATCTGTTTCAAGTGCTTACCAACAATCTCTTGTTGCTGCTTCTTTATACGTTGACTATATCTTTTTAGACACTGATGAAAGAAGAAAGATGGCTCAAAACCCACACGAATATTTAATCGAACAAGTACAATTCACTGGTGATGAATCTGTTGGTTCTTCATCCAATAAAATCAAATTAAACTTCAATCATCCTTGTAAAGAATTAGTATGGGTTGTACAACCAGATGCTAATGTTGATTACTGTGCTTCCTTAGAAGGTGGTGAAACCCTTTATAAGACCTTAGGTGCTCAACCATTTAACTACACTGATGCTATTGATGCTCTTCCTAACGCTATCCACGCGTTCGGTTCTGATGACTCTATTAGTGGTGCTAACGCAGTAATCTCTGGTGGTGTTTTCCAATTATCCGATGCTGGTGAGGTAAGTGCAGGTGTTGCTGGTCAAGACCAAGGTTCATCTTTATCAGATGCTGGTACATTTGTTCTTTCTGAGACAGCTCTTGATATGCACTGTTGGGGTGAGAATCCTGTTGTAACTGCTAAATTACAACTTAATGGCCAAGATAGATTCTCTGAACGTGAAGGTTCTTACTTTGACCTTGTTCAACCTTATCAACACCATACTCGTTCCCCAGATGCTGGTATTAATGTATACTCTTTCGCTCTTCGTCCAGAGGAACATCAACCATCTGGCAGTTGTAACTTCTCCAGAATTGATAACGCTGTTCTTCAATTAGTTCTTTCCAGTTCTACTGTATCTGGAACTAATACTGCTAAGGTTCGTGTATATGCTGTTAACTATAATGTTCTTCGTGTAATGAGTGGTATGGCTGGTATTGCATACTCAAATTAAGCGAACTGTATTCTATATTTGCTATTCCGTACATTTTTTATCGCATAACACTTTTACACCCTTGCAGATTTAAAATGCGACAAATTCGTCTACAATAATAATAAAAATTACATAAAAAATTTTTATTATCTACATATATATAGTGGTTACAATATGAATCTTATTATTTTTATTAGTATATTATTAATGAATGTTTGTTGGAGTTATACAGCACACCAGTGGAAAAACATTCGTAATATTCTTAGACGAGAAGATACTCATATTGAACAAAAAAACATAATTAGAAATAAAATCTATAATGATCACGTAAATAAATGGGCTCTTCATAACAGTTGGGAATTCAAACGAAAATTTAAATATAACAAAATAATTCGTGATGCAAATATTTATGAACTAAATTATTATTCTATTAGAGGTCTCGCTTACTCATGTAAGAATTACAAAGGATTTCAGCCATTCTATTTTTATGCCAAACCAATAATTTATTACCATTTGTTACATGGGTTCACAGATATGAGTCCTATAAATAGATTACCGCATCGTTACATAGTCAATCGTAAATGGAAAAATGAAAATACACAAATGTATAAGAAATTTATGCAATCGCCAGTATATACAAGTGAATATGAAAATGAAATCTATAATAGAAAAACAGAAGCCAATCATATGCAATCTATCCAAGATATAATTTTTACATTAGAACCAAGGGATAGACAATTGTTTTACTATGTATATGATATACACCAATTAGATAAAAAAAATAATTATAGGAAAGCAAGTGAACTAATGTGTTGTAGTGTCGAAATGGTACGACAAGATTTAGATCGGATAAAAAAAACTATAATTTCAAAGGTGTAATATCTAAAAAGTATGAAATCGATACATAAGTAGCACGTAGGATAAAGTTGTTCTGGTAGAAGTTATACCGCCAAATTTCATTATTTGTAAATGAATTTGTAATATTATTATTATGCTGTCAATATGCTTTAATCATATTAAGTAAACTTAATATTTTCGCATTTATTTTTGTATGCGTAACAATATATAATATATTATGCGTGGACGTTTTGGACATAGACGTTTCGGACATAGGCATCATCGCGGTTTTTATCCCAGGGTTTATCCTGGGATTTATCCCGGGTTTTATCCCGGGTTTTATCCTATATACACACCTTACCGGGTACCGTATTGGCCTTGGTTTACATAAATACAAGGATAGTTATGTTTAATAAAACAAGCTTTTTCATTTCATCATATGATTTCCACCGATAGAATCGGGTAAGAAATTACCTATTATGAACAATGACTAACAAACAATCATATTGTAAACACTATAGTACAATATGAATTTATTCGCGATCCTTAGTAGAGCGCACTGAATATTCTCAATTGGCTGAACTACTTTTCGCTGTCTGGTATATATGTAGTTATCTCTTACAAATTTACATCTATGAACGGTTCATTACCTTCATTACTATCAATTTCATTACTATCAATTTCATTACTATCACTTTCATTACTATCACTTTCATTACTATCACTTTCATTACTATCACTTTCATTACTATCACTTTCATTACTATCACTTTCATTACATCGCAACACTGGTTTACAATAAATAAACCTCTCAATTAATGCCACTATAGTACCTGTAATAGTAGTATATCTATCGTTTGATATTATATTGTCTATATGTTGCAGTTTATTTTCTAATCGCTGAAACCAGTGAGTTTGTGCATATATAATACTATTTTGTTTTTCCAAAATATCATATTGATTATTTAATCTATGATAATTCGCTTTCCATTTTTTTAATTCCGTTTCAAGGTCTGTTACTTTAATTTCTAATTCGTGTTTTAATAACTTTCGTTGTAATGACATTAACAAAGTATATTATGTGGATATGAATTGTTTCTATATAATTCAATATAATAAATGTTTTTTTGTGGCTTACATATTTTGCCACTTTTACGGATAATAAGAAAGCCATACTTTTTATGTCAATAAGTATCTTGTATTACAAATGAATTGTAGTTCAAGAGAAACACTATTCAATATACACCTTTGAAGATTTAAAATGGAGCAAGGATGGGATACGAAGCTTGCATTAGTAATCCACATTGTCCAGCACCCTTATTAAAATCATCCCCGCGACCCAAACGAATATATCCATTATCACCCCAAGTAGAAGACCAAGAGTTCTTTACTAAGTAATAGTCAACTCCATCGTGAGAACCATACCCTACTGCAAGAACACCATGGTCCAATTTAGTGCCACAGCTTCCAGTAAATACGCCAGACTTGTATAGTTGGAAATCCTTTTGGTCTGCCTGAATCGCAATGGAAACCGGTTGTTGTGCCAACGCCTCCATCATTGCCTGGTCTGAGTTTTTGGAAACATCCTTAAAGCTAACAATTTTTGATTCAGTAACCGGCTCACAAGATTGACATGTTCCGGCACTCTTAGACTTTCCTGAAGTGTACGGATAAGCCGCCTCAGTACAAAGACCATCATGCTTCTCAATCCATGAGAATGCATTGTCCATAAGACCCCCATTGCACCCATGGTCTTTTCCTTTATTTTTCAAATTATCACAATCCACGAGTTCCTGCTCGGAAAAAGCAACTAATTCTCCTGTCTTCAAATAATAAGCACCCTCAAGTGCGCCGGTCGTAGAGAAACTCCAACAAGAACCACATTGTCCCTGGTCCTTGACAGGGGTCACTGCACCCTTCTCCACCCAATTGACCGAATCAGGACTATTCATTTGCTCTTTATTCATAGCAAGACATTCCTTTACACACTTCACTGTACCAAGTTTGTTTGATTCGTCGTAAGACTTGACACAAGAATAAAGACACTTCACTTCGGCAACTTTAGAGCCATCGAAAGAACGTCCCAATACATTTTCTTGAGAATATCCCAAATAATTTTTATATTCTTCTTGGTTCATTCCCGATAGATGGTTATGACCCAACAAGTAGGTAAGATTTTGAGAATTAACAGATTGAATATGTTTATCATTTTCGAGCCAATTGGCGAATACATGCTCACGGTGATTGTTATTCTCAAAACGAATCATAAAATCTTTGGTCCACTCATCAAAACGAATGTCGACATTCTCTGCCAAGGTAAACGCAACACATATGGAAAGAACAAATACACTGATCATGGTCTTATGATTATAATATACTCAATGGTTTAAATCCTTTTGAGTTATATATGTTTATGGGATTTCCTTCTATCTTAAATATTCAAGGGTGTAAAGCATTTAAATGTTTCTGGTTCGCATATACATACAATGTCACAATTATATTTATCAAATCACTCTACCCAGAATGATTTATTGTTATCTAATTTGATGAAGTATTACAAAGATAAAACAGCCTTGATGCGTATTATAACAATAATTAATGGTGAATCTAACATTTCATTACGAATTGTTGATTGGTTTGTTACTAATTACTCAAAACAGAACTTTATTACATATGATGTAGTTGAAAATGGTAATACGAGAAGATTTAAGGTGTTCAATGATTATAAATTAAAATTAAAAGCATACTCAAAAAAACGGTTCGACCCGTTTTGTAGATGGGACCGTATTTCGATCCCATATGATAATTCCTTGCATATGGAAACAACAATAGGGCAGTTAAATTTCTTTAAATGGGCGCTACAAAATAACATTATAGACTATATAGAAGGTCATTATAATGACATCGAACAAGATATGAACAATCGCAATACAAGCTCAAAAATAACTAAGACGATTAATGATAATAATAAAACACGTAAAAAAAGAGAGGAACTTTCTATTTCTGCGTGTAAATGTATTAAGAAGGAGAATGTAAAGATAACGGTGACTTTCAACAACTAACCTATATTTTTGTTATTTTTGTTATTTTTGTCATGCTTAACTTGGTTAATAAATTCAGTTATTTTTTCTAACCAAGTCCCATATTGTGTTTTATTCGTAATGTCTATATCTCGGCTTGTATCTAATTCTAACAGCACAGTATCATCAATATGGTCATTCAGTAACCAATTAGTATGGTATTGGTCACACTTAATTAAATAACTTTTTTCTATATTTTGTTCACCCTCACGGTTCCTTTGCTGTATTCGTTCATAACACTTTTCTGGGTTTGTACTAATATAGATTATTCCGTCTACAGTGTATTTTTCTATGTTTTCTCTATACAATAACAAATAAATATCATGCTCAAGCTTAGTCATTAATCCATCATCACGTAACATTTTAGCGAAAATCTTTGAATCCGCTTCTATTGACCTTTCACATACTATTATTTCACAGTGTTTGTTTTTATTAATAGCATTTTTTATGATGCTTGTTCTTGTTACGCAAGCCATTATTTGAAATGCAAAAGCATTATCTTTTGGATGCTCGTAAAACCTTTCTAATATGGTTTTACCACATTCGTCTTTAATGTTATACCATAATTCTACAGGTTCTTTCAAAAACACTATTTTGTCTTGTTTAGTTTTATACAAATCGCTGATCATAGCTAAAATCGTAGACTTTCCAGCACCAATATTACCTTCAATAGATATTAATAATGGACCATACATTGTTATTTCTTTATACTATACAATGTATATCGTGTTTATTTCAATTTTGTATGATATCATATTCTATTCGGACAACAATAACGATATTTCAAAATGTCCAATTCACTTGTTGTCGTGGGAAACTCGTCTGTCCCATATATATCTTGTAAACATAGCCATTCAAACATTCCTCCAGAGTAACAATATACATTTGTAAAACCGAGTTTCTTTAGTTGATTATATTTATATCCTACTGTTTCGTCATTGTAATTTTTTCCATAAATTATTATGGTTTTACTATAGAAGTCATATTGTTCGACTAATTTATTTATCTGTGATTCTTCATCACAATATGGTATAGTTCCGTATATTAAACAATGTTGTTCATTTGTAGGCATAGTGTTTATTATAATATATTTATTAATGTCCTGAAATGCTTTTTGGATATCTTCAAATGGAACCTTGTAGTTTTTTTCTTTGAATATTTGCCAAAACATTTGTCTATCTTGTAGAAAAAAAATATGTTTATTTTCTTTTGTATGTGATTTATTTTCTACAAAATTGAAACAAGTTGCATATTTTGTTCTACCTCAAATTACAAACAATATGGACCTGCCTCAAACTAAACTATCAAAACGTGAATGGGACAACTTAGAGATACCTGTTTCCGCAAGCGAAAAAAAAATATTAAAACTAATACATGATGGATTTTCTAATATTAATATCGTATCTAACGACCACAAATCACTATATTCTTTCACAAAGATCGAACGAAATGAATCAACCGAAATTATGCTGTATGAAAAATATTTTAAAGAAACTATGTCCAACAGTATTAACAAATATGGGAAAACAATTGAAACTAATAATATGTATAATATCCCAAATACAAATGAATCTCGACCCAATAAGGGAGACCAAAAATCATTAAAGAATGCCGATTTGATACGCATTCAAAATTTAGATACAACCATAAAAGAAAACAAACAATACATATTTGAATTCATATTAGTGTCATTATTTCACGATTTATTAAAAGGCATTCATAAAAAAACAAATATCTATACGTGTCATCTATATACTATTGTTCAATTACGCAAATCATCTATCTATAACATTAATAAGCACGTTTTGGGGGTCATGCAACCTTACTTAGATTATGTTGCTGATAATACCGACGCAACTAAAATGATACGTCGTTCATACGAATACATTGAACAGAATAATTACCTATTAAAGTACCAGGATAATTGTTTATTTCAGCATCAAAAAGATTTATTTACACAATTTTCCCCACAATCCGACCCTACCAAATTTCAACCAAGTTTAACATTGTATACTGCCCCCACTGGAACAGGAAAAACATTATCCCCAATAGGGTTGTCAAATCATTACCGTATTATATTCGTCTGTATTGCACGACATATTGGGCTGGCGTTAGCAAAATCGTGTATATCAATTGAAAAAAAAATAGCATTTGCATTTGGTTGTAATAGTAAAGAAGATATCAGACTTCATTACTTTTCAGCAGTCGAATATACTAAACATCGTAAATCAGGCGGTATATATAAAGTAGATAATAGTATAGGCACTAATGTTGAAGTTATAATATGTGACATTCATTCATATTTAATCGCAATGGAATATATGTTGGAATTTAATGACAAACAACGTATTATAACTTACTGGGACGAACCTACTATTACAATGGATTATGAAACACATCATTTACATAGTACAATACAAAACAATTGGATTCGTAATAAAATACCATCAGTTGTCTTATCGTGCGCTACACTTCCGTCTGAAAATGAAATGAAACCAGTGTACGAGGCTTTTTACAATAAGTTTGAAACGGCTTCAATACATTACATTAGTAGTTATGACTGTCGTAAGTCAATACCCATATTAAATAAACAAGGCCGACCTGTGTTACCTCATTACCTATATAGTAATTAT